ACGGCGTCAATTGTGTTCATCTTCTGAGCTGCCATGCCTTGAATGAGCTGTGCTATCGCACCTTGGATCGGGTTCGGCGGCTCGAAGTCACCGATCCCCCCATCCATGAGACGATCTATCGTGCTCTTGAGTGCCATAGCCAGGCGTTCATCCAGTAATTCCAGCATGTTTGCTAGCTCGATCCGTAGCCAGAGGCCCAAAGACACGATTGAGAGTATGCAAATGACGTTCAAAACGCCCAAAATGATGATTTCCAAGCCTACCATGTCCGTGCAACCGCCGTCTACCGACCGTGCACCCGCCGTGCAACCTAAAATCATGCCGAATATCAGACAAATACCAAGGAATCTTGAAAACCGGTGGCTGAGGTGGGCTGGTTATCGCCGGCGGGAGGGGGTGTTGCTGATGGGGCGGAGCCCCAGAAGCCATGACTTCAACAACCGCGCATATAATATAGGGTAGGCGTCCCTCAAGAGTTGGAGGGCCGGGGAGAGAGTGCATCCAAAGAACTCAAACTCCGAGACGCGTGATTTGGATCAATACGTGGCCGGTCCTCCACAGGTGATAAAGATGAATGAAGATGATTTTGAAATAAGTCCAATGACGTGCGCGATCTGTGGAGAGAAAGCCGGACCTATCGAACGGTGGATGATAGACCACGGCCCCGGAAGGTGTGATTGAATGAAGGCCATAGACGACACTCCACGCAGCTCAAGGACGTTCGAGGTAACTATCCCCTGCCCGCACTGCCGAAGACTCCTGGATGTCTTCCTGAAGGAGGCGAGTTGATGGATGAAGAGTGGTTCACAGCCAGACCGGTTGGTTCTGAAGCCGACTGGGATCGTATTGCCCCAATGGTGGCTCACTTGATGGAACGATCAGCACCTTTGTTTGAACAGTGCGAGGAAGTAGTCTTCGTGATTCGTGAGAAGCATCTAATCAAAATGTTGAAACTCATGGCCGAGCAAGTGCCGGGATGGATTGATGAGTTTGAGGTGGTCGGATGAGTCGAACTGGTCCTTATCGACGAAGCCGGTCCTTCAGAGACAAGCATCGTTGCGGAATGTGTGGCAGAGCATTGGCCCGACTCAATCCCGGCATCTTCTGTAGGAACTGCCGAACTTTCAGGAGGCCTTGAATGCCGGAAGAAGGAAAGCATCTGATCTCGGCCACCATCACCCCCGCCGCCTTCGAGATCCGATCACGCTGGCCGGGTAGACAGAAGAGCGCTCATATCTCGAGGGCGATTATCTTCTATCATAACCATGGTCCGAACAATCTAGACGGGATGTACCATGAGAATCAGAAAATGGTTAGAAACATCATTGCCCTTCAAAGAAGGATCACTAAATTGACTGAGACGGTCGATGGCCCCAAATCGTAGTCGCTACCCCCCTATGTGAAGGGTCACTTTCAGGATCCTTCGCCAGGAGGAGGCCCGAACCAGGACCAGTTGGGGTGTAGCAGGTTGTACATGATCGCACCGAAGGAGAAGTCGCCCGCGGCAGGCCCAGCCTCTCCAGTCGCTTCTCGTTCTACCTTGGCCGCCTGGAACTCGTCCTTCCATCCACTCATGTCAGCGGGCGTAGGCAATCCGGTCTCGTAACCCATGAACTCGAGGACCATGGCGATCGAGTAGAAGACGCCGATCATCTCAGAGGGGTCTTTGAGCTGCTTGGTGATCTCCGAGACCCCCAGACCTGAGAAGATAGATCCGACCCCAGTGGTGACCCTGTTGAACTGGATGGCGGCAATCAGGGAGTCGAGCTGCTCTGACTGCTTGTCCTGAAGACTGATGCGGTATTCGATTACCTGGTCAGGGTCTCTCTTGGTCATCAGAGCACCCCTGTGATCGAGTCCCAGAGAGTCTGGCCTAGACCAGCGCCCAGGATCCAACCCAGGAGGAATGCAGCTCCATAATCCGTGAGCATCTCTTTTGCCTTGTCACTGAGTTCACTCATCGGGCATCACCGGCCATGCGTCGCATGCCTCGTTGCTTGAGGGAAAGCCTCCGAGATCGCGCAACGCCTGGCGGTAGTCACGCCAGGCTGCCGAGAGAGTGACGTCCTTGAGAGCTCGCCAGTCTGAGACCTTGAGAGCTTGATTGCGCTCTGATCGGACTTCATCCCAGTCGACATCACGAGAGCCCTGTTCGACAATCTCGAGCCCATCATATTTGGTGAAGGTCCGCCTCATATTCACACCTGCAGGGCAATCTTAGGCCGGGGTTTTCCCTGCCCGAAGGCGAAGGCGAATGAGCTAGGCAATTCATTCGATGTGCCTGTGTTATCGATGACCGTTGAGTAATTCCCCGTGGCCGTGGTCGAAATGCCGAGCCCTGGGCAGTCGTCGTCATCGATTGCTGAGATTTGGGGATAGGCACTGCCTGTTCCTGTCCTAACCACAGCGTACCAGTAAGCGGTGCCCTTCGCAAGTGTAGGTGCTCCGCCTGCGAATGATGACTGCGTGATGAACCCCGTACTTGAGACGTCGATTGTGCAGGAACCCAGGAGGTCACCTGGAAGGCCGTCTGTCCCGATGTCATAGAAGCCAACCTCGAGAGAATTAACTACGCCGACGTCGACATTCAGACCCACCTCTGTCAGTTCACCGTCAACAGGGGAAACGAAAGGGAAGTAGTAGCTATAATCCGCGCTGATCGTCCAGGTCACGGCATCCTTCACTGTTCCCCAGGGCGGGCTCTGAGCGAGCAGGGCGTAGTCATAGGTTGGATTGGGCTCGAGAAGAACTGCATTGAACGTCGGGGCGGATCCCCCACTGCTCAACCAGCCGTCGAAGGATCCCTTCGTCACCATCCTGGCGAATGCCACAAGACAGATCCTCCTTAGCTCATCCTCGTTGGCTTCCTCGATGGAGATGGGATCAGCTACATCAGCCAGAGTATCAGCTGTAACATTCTCGAGGTCCTGGTTCTGCAGGAGGGTGTAGACCCTGGGGGACCTCTTGTCTGCGTCTGGTAGAGGCATCACAACCACCCGTCGAAGGATCCCTTAGTTACCATACGCGCGAAGGCGACCAGGCAAACCCGCCTTAGCTCATCCTCGTTGAGCATCTCGATGCTGATCGGATTGGCAACCAGGGCCAGATCATCATCGGTGAGGTTCTCGAGCGTGGTGTTCTTGAGCAGCTTGTAGACCCTGGGCGACATAACGGGTGCATCTGGAAGCGGCATCTACCTCATCCCCACGATCAGCATGACATAGCCCCAGAAGTTATTCGGAATCGAACTCGAGACGTCGAACGGTCCCGGCCCTGCCCCGTTTCCGTTGATGCCTGGCGCGACTCCTCCCCCACCGTTCCCGTTGAGTTGTGCTATCTGGGCGGGTTTGAGTGTGCCGAAAGCCCCCTCCCCGGTGCTGTTCTCTGCGACTCGAACCACGCTGACCCCTCACTTGAGCTGCTTGGATCGCATTTTCGCTATTCTCTCGATGCTGTCGAGGTCTTTGGTCGAGATGAAGTCACGAAGATAGAGCTTTTTCGCCTTCGAGAGAATCTCCGCGAGTCGACGTCGACCCCCTGCCTTCGTCATCCGCGCCAATTTCTCACCCCTAAGCACTCGTCAGGAACTGGGCTTTGAAATTAAGGTTCACCGGTGCACTGAGATCCGCTGGGAGTGGTTGTTGAACACTGGGGTCGGTGTCGGTGACTGATCCGACGACGTTGCCCAGGGCGTCGACTATGTAAGCGCCGTTGGTTTCGATTAGAGCTCCGTCGACTGTGATGAAAGTGCCTGCGATGCAGGTCTGGCCCTGGAGCGTGTCTCCAATTGAGTTGCCAGTCTGGATGTCAACCAGTTCGTTAGTGGCCCCGCCGGTCGGCGTGACATGGAAGATCCTAGAGATTCCCTGGTTCGTGTAAACGGCGAGACTTGCTCCTCGGTCAGCTGCAGTCTGGGTCATCACCTTGAGGAGATCACCGGCCTGCAGCGTAAAGGGAGCCCACAACCTCGGGGTGAAAGTGGATGCTCCCTTCACACAGACGGCGATGTTTGCAGCCACGACGCCCTGCCTGAGGATGTAGGCGTATGAGATGCCGACAGAGCCAGACACCAGACCATGAGTGACAGTCTTACCTGGCGCATAGTCGCCGATGTTGATCGCGCTGACGGTGTACACGGTGTCAGTGGTCAGGGAAGTCTCAGTCCCCTCGACGACTTCGAGCTTCAGCGGGATGTTCGTCCCGTCACTGCAGGCTAGATTCCCTACGCAGGTGGTTGTTGCCATAGGATCACAACCTCACTCCGATGCCCAGGGGCTTCATCATGTTGCGATTCACATTACTGATGGGCTTCCTCAGGAGCTTCTTAGCGAACTTGAAGGTGATTCCGATCCCTATTGCCTGGACAGCCATGGCCTGATAGGATGCCATGAAGTTTGTTTGCATGGCGTCGAAGGACGATCCAGGGTCAGCGACCAGTGAGGAGAGTGAAACACTACCTCCGCCGTTCGTGGTGGCCATCGCTGTACCACCAGCACCGTCGAATCCAATGAATCCGACTGGGGTGTTGTTGGCCACACCGCCGACCAGGACGCTCGCGTAGGCGTAGCTCTCTGCGAGATTGATGAGGCTGATTGTCTTCGGTGATCGGCGTCGTGACTTCTTCCTTCTGCGTGCCATCGACCTTGAAACTGAACGAACTCGGTAATAATCCTATTGAAAGTGGTCAATTGTCTACTCGAACTTCCCATCAGGGGCTCGCTGCGTAACCACGGCGTCAATTGTGTTCATCTTCTGAGCTGCCATGCCTTGAATGAGCTGTGCTATCGCACCTTGGATCGGGTTCGGCGGCTCGAAGTCAC